CAGGGTGCGCAGCTCCAGCGGCACCAGGTAGGTGAGGTACGGGTGACTCGATAACGCCTCGCCGACCACGTAGCTGCAGGCCAGGTCACTGGTAACGCTGCTGATGACAGACCACGACGCCGACAAGTCGGCGTGCACCGCGGCCAGGATGTCATAGCTGCCCACCAGGTCTGACGTGACGGCGCTGGTGGCCTCGTCGACGGTGTAGGCGCAGGCCAGGTCCGACTGCACCGCGGCCAAGACGGCATAACTACAGGTCAGGTCGCTGGTGACGCTGCCGGCTTCCTCGACCGTATAGGTGCAGTCCAGGTCGCTGGTGACGGCGGACAGCACGGCATAGGTAGCCGACAGGTCGGACGTGACCGAGCCGAGGACAGAGTACGTGGCCGACACATCAGACTGCACCGCCGACAGGACGGCATAGCTGGCGGCCAGGTCCGAGGTGACGGCGGCCAGGACATCGTAGGTCGCAGACAGGTCAGACGTGACGGCTGTCGTCGATCCCTCGACGGTGTAGGTTGCCGACAGGTCGGATGTGACAGCGCCCAGAACCGCATAGCTGGCCGACAGATCGGACGTGACGGCGGCCAGGACTGCGTAGGTTGCATCAAGGTCGCTGGTGACGCTGGTCAGCGTCGTGAACGTCCCCGTAGTGACGTTCGAGTAATCTGCCGCTACGTCGTCATAGATGACCCACGCGACGGTGTGGCTGGTCCCCGGTGTTGCGCCACTGGTGGCCGTGGCCTCGGTGATTGAGAGAGGTCCGCCGCTTGTCGCTGCGAAAGCCTCATCACCGAAGAAGTCCGCATCCGTCGTGCCATCTGCCAGCTTGTGCAGACGGACATGCTCTCCCGTGAGCGTGCCTGCTACCCAATCATCTGTCGGGTGCGCGATCCAATAGGCAATGCGGGCCATTTACGCGAACTCGTACGTCACGCTCGGCTTGAAGCTCGTCGCGCCGATTTCGAGAGCGGTGGCCGCGCTCAGGGTGGGGTGGGTGTAGCCGGCTGCGGTGGCGGTTGGGATGTAGATGCGGAGGGGGGAAAAGAATTTCCACGGCGCACCTGCATGCATAGCAATTTCATCTGCTCTAACTGCTCGTGAAAGTATTATTGTGTCGCCCAAAAAACCATAGGAAGAACTTGTCACAGCAGAATCGGTAGACGTTGGGCCGCCTAAGTACCATCCGCGCGTACTTGAGCGTAGCGTCGTGTTTGCAAACGACGTTGAATTACTCAAAGCGCCATTGACATACAATCGCAGCCCGACTCCCTGTTCATAAACACCAGTAACCCACGCACCATTTGTTGATATATTTATAGTAGACGCGACAGACTTTGCAGCTGTCCCTCCCGCTGTGTGAACAATCGTTAGTAAAGGGAGATTGTTTTCAACTCCTAGCCTAACAGACCACCCTGACCCCAAACCATCACGACCTCTTCCAACAAAATAGCGCGTACCGTCTGTCGTTGGCTTAATCCAAGAGAAAACTGTGAAAGACTGCCCGTCTAGAGAATCTACATTCGTATTCGGTATCATTACATCGTGCAAAGTATTTACGACTCTGCCGATGCGTTGCACGCTATCTACTGGCGGGCTTGACTCAATAGCGCTGTCTGTATAATTGCCCGCTATCTTTTGTGTTTTCCCGTCTATGACAGTGACGCCGACGCGCCATGCGGCAACGATAGAACTATCGGATATGGCCGGAGTGTGTAACGGCGGCTGCCGCGTCCACGGCCTTTCGAGAATCAGCACGGCGTGGCCTTAAACAGTGGGACGTACAACTTCGCCTGCTCGGGGTTCACTTTCGCCCAGGCGTCGAAGATTTCGGCCAGCATGAGTTGGCCTTGCGGCCCCATGTAAGCAACCGGCTTTTGTTCGTCTGCCATTGCTCTGGCCTTATGCCGATGCGTACTTGATCGGCACGTAATAGACCTGATTCGGGTCGCCAGTAGTTTCCAGCGCCGCACCAGTGCTCTGCGCCACAAATAGCGCCCAGTGCGTCGGCACATGCCCGAACAACGATGCAATGCTGACCGGCTGGAACGAATAGACATTGCTGGCCGTCGTGTTTGTCGTGATTGCTGTCACAAGCCGCAGCGTGTCACGGATCGCCGTGTCCCTGATCGTCGCCGTGCCTTCGGTGCCTTCCGTGCCGGCGCTGAAGATGTCAGGCCATGTCGGCGTGTCATTCAACGATGCGTAGGCATAGACAACGATCTGACCAGCCGACAGGCCAGTTGACTCTGCAGTGAACGTGCCGCTGACCAAGTAATCCATTGCCTTGGTCGTGGTGTTGTCGATGGCGGCAGAAGTCCACCCGGCCACCCATGTTGCCGATGAAGCGATCCCGTCGAGATTGGTTTGCGTGAACGCGGCATCGGTGCCGTAGGAAATCTCGTAGGCCATTACAGTGCCCTCGCTGCCTGCACATCTGGATAGCTGATGTCGCCCTCGTAGCCGAGGACTGCAGGCGCTGCATCGCTACCCGTCCCGGTCGAAAGCACCTTCTCCCCGAGCTTCGCGCTGCGCTTGCACTTGCCAAGCACGAACACTTGCACGGCGACTTTTGCCGCGGTGCCCTTCCAGCACTCCACGATCCCGGCGCGCTTGCCAGAGTCGCCGGCATTCATCGTGCCGCCGTCGAAAAGCCAGTCCCAGATACGAGCCTGACCGACGCTCAGGTTGTCCACCTGCGTCCAGTCGAAACCGTCGCCGCTAACGTCATCGCGACTCACGTCGCTGCGCCATACCGTCCAGGCTGGAGATGCGGGCTGATTCAGTTCCGATGCGATGGCGTATGCCGTGTCACTGTTGTTGGGCTGCGAGGCCCAGGCTGGGACGGTAGCGATGTAGTCGCGCAGCTTGATCAGTTGCTCATTCGTCATGCTCAATCTCCCAGCGGCGCAGGCCGCGTTTCGTCTTCAATCGAACTGTTCTCGGTTTCAAGATCGTCGGCCAGTTTGTTCATCGCCGCTGCAATCTTCATCAGGCACTCGGTCATTAGTGCCTTCTTGCGCCGCACGCGCTCATGCTCCCCAATCGGAACATAGCAATGTCCATCAGGCCCGACGATGACGATGGGGTCACTCATGGCGCGTCAATCAAGCCGCCGTGTCGCCCTTCACGCGCAGCGTGAAACTGTCCGCCACCGCCGTGGTTCCGGCGTCGACCACGCGCTTGATCCACACCGCGTACCGCTGCCCTGCCGCCAGGTTGCCGAGCGACAGGCCGGCGCCTTCGGTGGCAGCGGCCACGAAACTCTCGCCGCTAGGCGCCGTGTCTTCGTTGCCAACCGTCTCGGCCGTGGCATTGGCGCCATTGCCGTCAAGCGCGATGGTGATCGCCGTCGTCGCGCTCGGCGTGTTGGCCTGAATCCAGATCACGGCGTTCTGCAGCGTCAGGGTGCCGTGCGAGTTCAGCACGTAGATGCAGCGGTAATTCGTCTCGCCAGCCGTTGCGTCTGCGCTGGTGACGGTATCGAACAGGGTCGATCCCGTCACGTCGGTGGTGGTGCTCATGACGCCGCCGAGCGAAGCCGCCGGGTCTGAGTTGCTTGCGCCGCCGGAGAGGCGGAAGTCGATGTCGCCGGATACGATGGCCATGATGGTGCTCCTTGTGCCCTTGTGTCGCGTTACGTCAGCAGCGCGTCGATGTCTTTGATCAGCGACAGCGCAACAGCGCGCAGCGCCCGCAGCTCGGCTCGCGATGCGACGAGCTTCGCGTCCTTCTTCGCCCGCAGCTCTGGCGTGAGCGGCACCATCTCGCCGGCCACCACGTCGAGCCACGCGCCGTCATAGTCGTCGCGGGCGCGGAACGTGCCAGGCGGTTCGTGCGCCGCGTGAATGTCGGCGATGCGCCGCGGCTTGTCGCTGCCCCATGTGTACGGCCCCGCGTACACGTCGCCGCTGCCGCCTTGGATGCCCTGGAAATCTGCGCTCATTTTTCGGTGCTCCGTGAGATTGAAGAGATCAGCCGCTCAGCCGCGGCCGACAGCACGCGCGTCCCGCCGTAGCCAGCCAGCAGCAACGTAAGCCCCAACATCGGCGCGCTCAGTTCGTAGGCCAGGCCCGCCAGGTATGCGCCGCTGCCCACCGAAACGGACACGGCGCCATCGCGCACCACCTCGGGCCGCCAGAGAAAAGGGCGCTGCTCGTAGGTTGCCGCCAGGTATCGCCCGAGCGTTGCGGTAGCGCCTCCCCATGCCGCGATCAGGGCGCCGATGGCGATTTGCAGCCACGGCAGGCCGAGCAGGTCGGGCTGCGTCGCCGTCACCACGCCCCACGCCACGCCCCAGCCCATGCCAAGCAGGACGATGGTGACGCGCGAGATACGCCGCCGCGTGTCAGTCCTGAGCATGCCGCGGCTCCAGTGCGATGGCGACCGCAACGACGCCGATGGCGACTGCGCAGACCAGATAGTAGGAACCGACCATCATGACATCGCCGCGCTCGCTGCCGGCCGCCACGAATGCCCGTAGCACCGTCATCCCGGCCAGCGCCGAATAGGTGAGGACGCAGATGCGGTGCCGCAGCGGCGCTGGGAAAGAAGGCCAGATCAGCCGCCCGCCGATGTCGCGCCAGATGATATCGGCCCACCCGAGCGCGCACAGCGCGAGGATGCAGCCGTTGATGATGTGGCTGAGCAATCCGTCGCCGGCCACCGACGATGCCAGGCTGGCAGGGCTCCACAGCACCAGCGCGGCCGTCCACCCGGCCATGGTGAGCGCGAGCATGCGCGCCGCCATGCTGATGAGGCTGTGGCTGGTGTGGCTCATGGGCTAGGCGAGGATCTGCGCCGCGCGGCCTGCGCCGATGACGCCGGCTGTTTCCATGGCAGTCACGGCGGCAATGATGTAGTCATCGTCCAACTCGACGTTGCCGCCGGTCAAGATATAGACCCTAAAGGCGCCGATCTTGTTCTTCACGCCCTGCGAGCCGGTGAGGAATTTCTCCTCGAGCAGCTCGCGCTCTTCGGCCGTGAAACGCGCCAAGAACTGTTTCGGCGGCAGACTGCGCACGGCGCCTGGTGCAGGCGCAGCAAACGCGCTGCCGTTGTAAGTCCAGCCCGGGCCTACTTTCGGATCACAGGCGACCCACTGGCCGCCTAGATCGACGGTCGGCAGCGTGTTTGACTTGACGATGGTGACGACACTGCCGCCACGCACAAGGGCGTACCTGTTCATTCTGTCCACTCCTCAATAATGATCAGCCCATCCGATCCCGCGCCACCAGCGGCGCCGGCAGTTCCGCCGCACCCACCGCCGCCGCCGCCGGCTCCGTAACCAGTCCCGGCAGCGCCGGCGGTTGCCGTAGTGGCCGACCCGTTGCCGCCTGCGCCGCCGAGCGCCAATGCGCTACTGCCACCGCCGCCACCGCCGCCGCGTGTCGAAACGCCCGAGCCGATTGCGCCGCCGCCGAGAGAATTGCCGCCGGGGCTGCCACCCTCCTGGCCGGAAGCGGATGAATAACTGCCGCCGGCACCGCCGCGACCGCCTGAAATTCCATATGGCTGTGTGTCGCTCCATTTTCCACCGCTTACGCTGGCGGCTCTATCATCTCCGCCAGTGACGTAAATGCCACCGGACCCGCCAGCACCGCCCAACGAAAGCAGCGACCCAAAGACTGACGCTCCGCCAGTAGTGCCAACGCTGCCGTTGCTTACGGCTACGCCGGTAGCGCCGCCATCGCCGCCAGCCCCCACCGCGTACTGCACTGCGGCAGTCAACCGAAGCCACGCCGTTACGAGTTGACCCCCGCCGCCGCCAGCGCCACCGCCACCAGTCCCGACGCATCCGCCGCCGCCGCCACCACCGCCACCCACCAGGGTGACTCGCACCCAGCACGGCGTTGCAAGCGGAGTAAATGCGGCCGTGTCACTGGTCACGGTCGTTACCCGGATTGGTTTGTTTGCTCTGTAGTAAAAGTCCGACAGGCTGCTCACTTGAAAACCCTCCAGCCAAACGCGCTGCTGATGTAGCGCAGCACCATCCCGCAATACGGCCAGTCAATGATCATGATTTCTCCAGCCGACCCGCCCATGATTCTGTCTGTGCCGTTCGGAACTAGGATGTTGTCAACCCGTCCGTTGACAAAACCGAGCCATACCCAGTCGCCTACTGCGCCAACCGGCAATGTCACCGTGCATTGCGATGCGCTGGTCATCTCGACGTGAGACTGCGCCGCCGCCGTGTGTGTCGCCGTAGCGATAACAACAAGCGTCGGCGCCGCAACCGTCTGCAGCGCCCAGTTTGTTGTGTCGCCTGTGCTGCCGCCGGGATCATTTGTTCCTGCGCTGCTCGTTGTCAGTCGCCGGTAAAGCAAACCATTTGCGGGCGAGAAGCGCCTATCGCCGATGGTGTACGCATCGCCGCCCACCCACAGCCCAGCCGACAAGCCGGCGGTGACGGTAGCTACAGACGAGTCGATGATCGAGATCGAAAGGTTGCACTCCTCGCTGAAATCCTGCATCGCAGCATTCCATGCGTCCGCTCGCGTGACGAAGTTTGTAGGGTCCGCGCGGCTTGGCGGGTCAGGGAGAACTGGGATTGTCATGTCAGGCCCTCGATCTGAAGCGTGCAGTAGTGGACGGTCGGCATGGCGAGATCAATTGAGAAGTCTCGCGCCCAGCCGTAAATGGTCATGCTTTCGTAGCCGGCGACATCGGACGCGGCCCAGACGCACGGCGTGGCGCGCAGAGTGGACAGCAGCGCATAGACCTTGTTCAGCGTCACCGCTTCCATCTGCAGCCGAACGTCCATGCGGCGCGCGTATGAACGCTGCACCAGCGACGTGACGCCGAACTCGTCAACCTCTTTGCGGCTGTAGTCTGTAATCCCGATCGTGGCGCCATACTGCGTGCCTCCGAGCGAGTACGATGCGCCGGCGACCAGCACTCCGCAGCCCACGTTTCCGCTGCCGGTGATGATGACCTTGATCTCGCTGGCGCCTGTGGTCGGCAGGTTGTAGAAGACGGCCTCGGTGTTGTACTCAATGGGAGCGGTCCAATACTCCAGCCAGTCGCTGATGCCGTAGCTGTCCAGGCTGATCGTCTCGGTGTAAACCAAAGACCCGCCCGGCGATTCGTAAACATCAACCGTGGCCTCGGTGGCATCCACCAGGCCGATGAGCGCAATGGCAGTCACGGCGCCGACGACCAATCGCACGGTGAGCGGGCTGGCTCCAGTGCTGACGCTGCCTACGGCCTGGTCAAACATTGCCCACTTGTTTGTCGGCCCAACCTGCTGCCACCATGTCGTCGCAGTGGCCGGGTCATTGCCGGTATTCGCAGCCTGCAGCGACTTGTAAACCAGGTGCGTCGCCGCGACGTGCACCAGGTCGCCCAGCGCATAGGTCGTGCCGGCGTTATATGCCGGGTTGGTGTCCTCGGCCAGCGTCGATGACGCGAGCATGGAGTCGGTGATCGTCACCGGCCGGATGACCGTCATCGTCATGGCGTCACCTCCTGCGTGGCCACGGTGCCCTCAACGATGACGTTGATGCTGTCCCCGTTGCTCCAGCCGTCAAGCGTCTTGGAGGTGCTGTGCGTGTTGCTGGCGACGACGGCCAGCCCCGTCTCGGCGCTGTTGCGCAGCGTGTCGATGGCGGTGGTGACGGCGTCCACGCGCTCGCGCAGCAACGTCAGGGCCTCTAGCATCTCGTCGCGGCCGATGGGTTCAAAGGCCGCAAGCGTTTCGCTATCTCCGGTGACTGAGTTTTCCGCGTCACGCGCCGCCTGCGCCTCGGCAATCTCTCCGGCAACACGGTTGATGTCCGCGAGCGTCGAGCCGGCGGTCAGTGCGTCGATCTGTTCCTTGGCCCACGCCGGCAGGTCCAGATCCTTGAGCGTCTGCAGCGTGACCGCTGCCACGTCGGTGGTGAACTTCTCGTAGGCTGCCGCGGCGTCTGGACTGTAGAACTCGTACTGCCCGCCGCCGGTTAGCGTGGTGGCCGTGCCCACGGTGCCGGCGATCTCGCCGTTACGGCCCAGGATGTACTGCCCGATGCTGGCGTCGTTGTTGTCCGACGCGAACTTGGCCACGCCGCTAAACGAGTCGCCAAGGCCAAACGCAGATGACAGTGAGTTGAGCGTCCCGACGCTGGCGGCTGTGATCAGTTTCAGCGCCGCGTCTGTCTCGGCGCTCAGATTGTTCGTGATGCCGCTGGCGTCGCCCATCATCGTGCGCAGGCCATCCGCGTCCATGCCGACGACGCTGCCCATGTGCGGCGTGGACTTGTTGACGTTTTTGAACACTGCGTACAGTGCGCCGGCTGCGGCGAGGTACGGAGCCACGGTACTGAGCGTGCTGCCAAGGCCGGCCAGCGACCCTAATGATCCAAGCATGCCGCCGCCAGTATCGGCAGCCGCCGGCATGCCGAACAGACCGCCGACCGCACCAGTGATTGCGCTTTGCACCGGCTTGATCAGCAGCTGCAGCACGGTCGTCTTGAACAGGTTGCGGATGCCATCCCACAGCGTCTTAAAAAACCCTTTGCCACTCTCGAAAGCACGGAACAGCGAGTCGGTCAGTCCCTGGCCGATCTGCGTGGTCATCGTCTTCCACTCGTCGGCGATGGTCCGGGTCTGGTCAATGCTGGCCTTGACGGCGTTGCGGTCGACGATGGCGGCGCGGAGCTGCTCGGCGTAGTCCTCGTAGGCCGCTGTCCCGGCAACGATGCCCATCTTCTCCAGCTCTAGCAGTGCGATGGAGATTTCGCGCTCGTCATTGCTCAAGGACATCATCCGCGTCTCGTTCTTGATGTCGGCAATCATCTGCTGTGCAGATTTGTGGCGCTCGATCTCGGCGCGCTGCTGCTCATCGAACGTCTCAGCGCGCTTGAGGTCACGCGCAGCTTCTTCCTCAAACCACTGCCGACGCCACTTCTCCTGTTCGGCCTCGGCCTTGATTTGTTCCTTTACTCCGTCCGCGCGTTCCTTTTCGGCTTTTGTAGCGGCTTTGGTGGCGGATTCATGGTCCTTGGTCGTCCTGATGTTCTTGTTCAGCGCGTTGTTGACGGCTACGGCCTGCGTGACAGTGGCGCGGCCGGAACTTGTCCATGCGTCCTCGATAGTCTTGGCCGTGGTTTTGACGATGCTGCCTGCATCCTTCCAGCCTTCGTTCAGCGTGCGCCAGGCTTGCTTGAACTCGCCCTGAGACACTTGCACGGCAGCCGCTGCCAGCCCACCTAGGTAGGTGCCGAGCGCGGTAAATCCGCCGATGACGACGGCGACACCGGAGTACAGCAGTTTGAACGCCACGCCGATGCCATCGGCCGTCTTGCTCACCAAATCGCCGTTGCGAACCGTGTCCAGCATGCTGCCGGCCAGGTCGTTCAGCGTCGGCAGCATCTGCGCCATCAACTGATTGGCGACGCCCTTGGACACCGATCCGAGCAGGTCAAGCGTGTCGTTGAACTGCTCTGCCGCCGCGCCGGTCTGCTCGTCGATGACGAGGCCCAGATCCTCGGCCATCTCTGCCATCTCGCGCAGGCCCTCGCTGCCGTCCAGCAGCATCGGCACCATCTCGGCGCCCTTCTTGCCGAAGATTTCGACGGCCTTGGCGGTGGTGAGCGTGCTGGCGCCCATCTCCTGGAAAGCGTCCGCCGTATCGTAGAGCACGTCCTTGGTACTGCGCAGCGTGCCGTCTGCGTTCTTGGTCTTGATGCCCAGCGTTTCAAAGACCGTGGCGCCGTCGCTGATCTGCTTGGACAGCCTTCCCATGGTCGCGCCCATGGTCTCCGCGCCAACGCCGCCAAGATCGAATGCCAGCCGCAAGCCGGCCACGTCCTTGGTGGCGATGCCGGCACTCTTTGCAAGTTTGCTCACCTCGTCGGCTGCGTTGATGGCGCCCTTGATCCACCCGGCAAACGCAGCCACGGTAAAGCCGGCCATGGCCGCACCGACGGTTCTCTTGATGCCGTCCATGGCGCTGCCGACGACGCCCTTTGCGTCGGTCATGTCCTTGCGCAGCCGCGCCAGGTCGGCCAGCATCTGGATCTCGATGGTGCCCAGCGTGCTGCTCATGACGTGCCTTTTTTCGCTTGAGCGTCAGACCAGGCACCAAGCGCAGCGCGGTCCATTGCCTTGAGCGTGTCCACTTCCCACGGCGTCAACTGCACGCCGCTCAGGCGCTGCCAGGATTCGTACTCGGCGCCAGGGATGGCGCTCACGCCCATGCCAGCAGGGCGCATGGTTGACAGCTCGCAGTATGTCTCCCAGAGCGCCGAGACGCCGTCAGGCACGGTCTGCAATAGGCGCGGGTCTGCGCGTCCTGTGGCCGCGGCGGCGGCCTGCAGGTGCTGCCGCAGTGTGCCGCCGGTAGGCTGTCGCTGGCTGAGCTGCATTTGCTGCTCCGCGTAGTCGATCAGGCTGCGACGGAGCTGCGCGTAAAAAGCGCGAGGTCGTCAATGGCCTCTTGCACCTGCTGACGGAACCATGAACGCTCTGGATTTGAGTAGATTTTGCGGGCCGCTTCTGGACTGAACTGGCCACACCATGAATACGGGTTTTCCCAACCAAGCGTGCACGCTACAAGCTCGTCGACGGCCTGGATTTCATCGTCCTCTGGGTCGCTGGTCGGGAGCTTGCCTGTTTTCACCATAGCGGCACGCAGGCGGCGCTGGCGGGCGAACAGACGACGCTTGCGCTCTGGTTGCTCCGGCCCAGCCAGCTTGACAACCATTGCGGTCGGCGCGCCGGTGGCAGCGTTCTTGATGACGACGCTGGCGTCAACGGTCGTGACAAAGTTGTTGTCATCGGACTGATCGACAACTGCAAACTTAAATTCGTTCATGGAGCCTCGCTTCGGGACGGTGGTCAGGGGAACTGGGAACAGGGGAACAGTCCGGCCGCCCGTGGCGCAGGCAGCGGCACGGGTGGCGTTTCACGGGGAACAGGATCAGGCGTCGGAGTCCTGCACGCTGATCGTGCTCAGGTCGTTGGCGATGCCGGCGCCGCCGGTGAGCGGCAGCAGCGCGGTGAACGGGATGGTCTGCACGATGCCGGCTTCGCCGTCGTTCTTCGCACTGCCGGCCAATTTGCAGCGCGGCAGCGTGAAGCCCACGAACTTGCTAGTCGCGGTGTTGTCACTGGAAAGCACCACCACGAGAGACATCTCGGTTTCGTTGACGAATGCGTCTCGGAACGTGGCATCCTCGAAATACGCGGTAGCCTGGCCGCTGACCAGGATGCGCCCCGGAAACTGCACGCTGATCGTGTTCGACCCCACCACGGGGTCTCCGCTGCGATTGCTCTGGATCTGCATGGTCAGACCCGTGAGCACGGCGACAGCCGTGCCGTTCACCAGCACGATGCCGTTGACCGATGCCGTAAGGCCGGTGCTGGTGGCCGCGGTCGGGCTGGTGAAATACTGCGACGTGGCGGTGGTGATGTCCTTGCCCACCAGGCCGATGGCGATGGTGGCCAGGCCGGTCGGCGGCAGTTGCAGGTCCAGCGTGGTGGGCTGGCAGCCGCTGAAGACCTCGGACTGCGCCACGTCGGAATACCAGTGCTCGATGCTGAAACTCTGGTTCGTGTGGCCAGTGATGGGGGCAAAGGTTTTTTTGCCGGTCACGGTCACGGTGCAATTTGCAATGGGGCCTTCCGCGACCATTGCCACGCCGTTGAGCGGGCGCACGGTCAGCACCGTGGCGGTGACGTTGCTCACCAAAAGGTTCTTGCTGATGTTCGCAGCGTTCAGCGAGCCCACGGTCAGGCGCACCACGTCGCCCTTCTTCACGCCGTCGGTCAGGAAGTCTCCAGCGCCGCGCGTGACGGTGTAGGTTGGGCCGCTGCCGGCAATGGTGAGGCTGGCGCCGCTGATGGCCGTGACGGCTGCAAAGTCGCGCCGCAGTGCAGCAGCGAAAAAGTCCTTGTACGTGCCGGGGCTCAGTTCTCCGCTCAGGGTGCCAGCCACGCGACGCACGCCGTGCCGCATGTCCTGCACCTGTTGGTCGGTGCGGATCTCGTTGGACTGATACGTGTCCTTGTTCAGAGACAGGTCACTAGTGACGCGGCGCAGCGACTGCGCGCTGGCCGCTGCGGGGACGGTGCCGTAAGTGACCTCGGCCTTGTAGGTGAGTTGCTTGAATACGCCGGATGCTTGTGCCATGTTGGGCTCCTATGTGGATTCGTGGGTGACGAGAAAGTCGAGAGGGCGATGGAACAGCCGCAGCGAGTGGTCGTATGTGTCTGGGCCCTCGCCGGCTGGCAGCACGGAATGCACGGTCACGCCGCCGATGGAGCCGCGTTCAAATTGCAAGGCCGCGACCACAGCCTCGCGCATGGTTCTCAGCACCACGTAGTCGGCGCTGAGCAGGTTGACCTGCACGCGACTGCGCGTGAGGTGGGTAGTGTCCTGGGCGTCGATGGCGCCCATGCGCGGCGCGCTGACCACCTCGTAGACGATGGCCGGCGTGGGTTGAGACTGCGGCATGACGACGGGATAGATTCGCGTGTTGACGATGGCCGTGACTGCCCCTGCGCCAGAGAGCAGCGCATAGACCACCGCGTCGGCGCTCATTCGTCGGGCTCGGCTTCAGGGTCGACCGGGGCGGGCACGTCGATACCGTGCTTGTCTGCCAGGCGAGCCCTGATGTATTCACGCACGGCTTCCACGGCCTCGAATCCATGCGAGTCCAAAGCCGGCCGCAAAAACGGCATCTTGCGCGCCCCAGGGTGCTGCACCTGGGCCACGCCGATGGCCAGCATCCTGTTTGGCGGTCGGGCCTTGATGATGTGCGCCGCGGTGCCCTTTTCGACCATGTGCGCGTAGAAGACGGCCGGCCCGCCTTTCTTGCTCTTGCCGCCTGCCCGGATATAGGCCGACACCCGGCCGTTACGTCTATCAAGTTTGGCGCCGAAGCGCACGCTAGCGGCAAGCTCGCCGCTGACGCTGTGCACATTGGATGCCGCGGCCTTGGCTACCACCTTGGCGCCGGCACGCATGGCGCCTCGCATGATGTTCGCCTCGACCTTGGCGGGCAGCTGGTCCATGGCGCGCTGCAGTTCGGCCAGGCCCTTGATCTGCGCATCAGCCATGCGCCCACTCCTTGCACGCCATTTCAAGCCCTTCGCGGCGCCCGATCTGCGCTGTGCCCGTGATCTGAAGGTAGCGGCCGGAACCGAGATCGACGCGCATGGTCGGGTCCACGTCCTCGCGCCAGCGCATGAGCACGCGCGTTGGCCTGGCGTAGGTAGCCATGCCAGACCGCAGGCTTTCGTCGCTGGCAGTAGCCGATTCCACGACGCGAGCCCAAGCGGTCGTCGTCGGAGTCCAGGTGACCACCTCGGCGCCGGTAACGGCGTCGCGCGTGACGCTCTTTTTCTCGATGGTCACGAGGCTGTCCAACATCCCGATGTTCAGCGGCATCAGTAGCTCCAGGCGCGTTCGCGGTCTAGCAGTCGCTCGGTGTACGGCGTTGGCAGTTCGTTTAGGCTGATGCCGGCAATGACTTCTTGCCGGTGTTCGTACAGCGTGCCAATGCGCAGCAACATCCATGAGCGCACAGTGGCCGGCACGGTCGAGCCGGTGGCGCCATATCCGCATGCGAACCGCACGCGCACGGCGTTGATTGCATCCGCTTGCGTAGACGGCCAGGTGGGATACGCCACGCTGGGGTATAGCCAGCCCGGCATGTTGACGGCGTCCAGCGTGTATCCGGCGCTGCTGTAGGTCTGCTCAACACCTGCGATGTCGATGTATTTGAGACTGGTGATGCTGGCAACAGGCGGCATCCCAAGCTTGATGGCGCCGTCCGGGAAAGCGTGCAACACGCGCTCCCAGGTCTGCGTGATCAGCGCCCGGCCCGTAAACTGCTCAGCCGCTTGGCGGGCCGACTGGATCAGCATGCCGATCAACGCATCGTCAGCCACGGTGTCAACGCGCAGATGCGCCTTGGCCTCAGCGAGCGTAACGGGCTCGGCGGTGGGCGCGGTAATCAGCATCAGCGTCATTGTCTGACCTCGATCATCATTCGACTTGCACCAGCGTCGCCACGTCGAAAGCGCCGATGCTCGGCGGGTTGCGCCGCTGCACACCGTCGAGGTCGCGGGTGTAGCCGATGTGCGTGCCGCCAGTGCCGGCTATGTGGTCGCCATTCGCGTCGTATTGCGGGATGACGGGGCTGCCGGGTAGTGGGCGGTAGCTGGGGGAAAGGAGCGGGTTGGCCGTTACTGCATCTCCTTCAATCGTCCCGCCGCCAGCAATCGACGCCCAGTTGTAACTAGAATTGCCGTAGTAACAATTCTTCACTTTGTTGATGCTGCCGTGCGTTGCAAGGCCGCGCACGCAGCGCAAAAAGACGTTATTGCGCACATAGCTAGTGGCGTCTGCGCTTGGCAGGTACGGGCCGCCGGTCGTGCAATCAACAAACGTGTTGTTGTCGATGATCATCCCTGTCGGATCACCAGAGGTGAGAATTCCGTAATCCGCGCCTTGCACAAGGTTGTGTCGGACAACTTGATCAGCCCCTGTGGACAAGGTTATACCAGCACGCCCACCAATGATGATGTTTCGCTGGATGATTGCGCCGGGCTGATCGGAATACACAGCAGACGTACCACCGACCGCATCGGCCGGGAATTGCACAAAGTTGTCCTCGAATCGGCCGCCTTCGGTGGCCGCGGTTGCTGCAGAAATGATGAAGCCCTGCTTTACCGCTGTGTTCTGGTGGTCCAGATAGCAGTTTGAAACAAGGAAGCCATTTGAAGCGCCATCAAGTTGAATGCAGTCGCCAGCCACTCGCCCAGACTCTGCAACACTGACAATCCGGCAGTTCGTGATTTGCGGTCCCTTGGTTGTAGAGACGATCCAGATCCCGTCATCTGAGATATTTCTAATCTCGCAATCGCGCACGATGGCATAGTTTCCCTTGATCCAGATGCCATTGCAGTCGTTTGAACCGTTTGACCCGACGGTATCGATCGTGCACCGTTCGATAATGATGCCGTCGCAATCGGCTCCCCCGCCGCCACCAATCCCGGTCATTGCCGAGGCGTTCCCCGATACGTTTGACACCGTGAAATCTTGGATGGTCAGCCAGCTTGCCCCGGAATACCACCTAATCCCAAACCGCAGTCCGCGCCCGTCAACAATAGGATTCGGCCCGTCGCCGTATCGGCCTACGGTGATTCGTGATGTGTCAGACGCGCCACCAGCCGCGAAAATTACCGTTTCTGCGGCCGTAGTTCCAGCTTTCTGCCGGAACGAATTGCCACCGACCCAACTCCCAGAAGCAGACGCCTTAACCCACGTCTTCCACGGCGTCGCTGTGTTTTGCGCCTGCGCAGCTGAGTATGAATCGCTGCCACCCACAGGGTCAATGTAATACGTCGCCATCTCTCACCCCGCGTCACTTCACCAGCACGTCGATCGTGCAGGTGCCCGCGATGACGACATGGCAGCCGGTGGTGTTCGCGCGCCGGCCGGCAACGCCGACGCCGACGGTCGCGTGGTCGCCGAGCCATAAATACGCGCCCGTGCTGATGTTCGCCACCGTCATGATGGCCGTGCCTGTGGCGCTGGTGGCGTCATACACCGTCACGTCGGCCGTGCCGCCGGTCTCTGCGCGCACCACGAACCCGCCGAACTCGCAAGCTCCAGTGACGGCCGTGCCGGTGGCCGTGAGCGTGACGACGGGAGAGACTTCGGACAGGGCATACACCGCGCCATCCGGCCCGATGATCTGGCCGCTGGCGTTGACGTAGCCAGGCGCCACGTCGGGCGCCGAGCCGTCGGCCGCGTATGCATCGCCGCGTCCAATCAGAGATCTGGCGAAGTCGTCGGCCACGGCATACGTCTGACCGATGCGCCAGTGACTGCCGTCGGAACCCCGCACTGCGTTGAGCATTACGATGGTGGTGGTCATTCTGTGCTCTCTGTCAGATGGCCGTCGGGCGCAGTCCGGTCATCTCGACGCGGCCGAAGCTGCTGATGACGTGGCCGTTTGTAACCGTCTGGTCTCCAGCGGAGATGACGCCAGCGACCGGGCCCACCCAGTCTTCCGCCGCATCCCCTGCGAAGCCGAGCTTTCGGTAACCATGGTGCATCACCTCGGCCACAGTCGCCGTCTTCACGTCGCGCCGTGAACCGGCATACAACTTGATGACGTCGTCGGCCTGAACGCCGACCAGTTGTTCCTGGCCGGGTGTGATGGCTGCCATGGTTATGGACTTGCCAGTCGATCAGGATCAGTCGACCAGCGGGCTTGCGCCGCTGTAGCGGGCGCCGTACAGGTTGTAAAGCACCACGCACCCGCGCGAAGCGGTAGCAGCATGCCCTGTGGCGTCGACACGCAGGCAGTCGAAGCCGTTGGCAACGTCCAGCGTGTCCGAGTCGACATCGATGATGTAGACGCTGTCCTTGCTGTTGGTCGTTTGCGTGGTGAACGTGTTGTTGCTCACCGCGGTCTCCACCATCGTCTTGCTGGCGGCATAGTCCACGTTGGACAGCATGCGCGTGAAGGCCAAAGCCTTCTCGTTGGTGCCGGCCACGGCGGTGGCCTGCTTTAGCGTGACGGCCGTGCCGGTGACGGTGGTGCCGTCGGCGATGCTGATGATGATCTGGCAGCGACGGTAGCCCTTCAGCGACACGTAGGTCGTGTCGCCCAGGGTGGAAGTCAGCAGCAGACCGGCGGCGGCGACGATGGGCGTCACCTGCTCGTCGAGACGAGCGTTGAGAGAGACAGTCATTTCGGTTTCCTTTCAGGTGTTCAGGTCTCGCCTGGCGCGGTGGCCAGGCGCAGTGCTCATCAGCCGCGGACGGCCAGCGACACGAAGTGCGACAGCGTGTTGCTGCCGTTCTTGCGCGCGATGGCGGCCGACAACCAGGGCTGACCGTTCATGCGCATCACGAATCGGAACGCCGTGATGTTCTGGTCAAACCACAGGTGAATCGACGTGTCGCTCCTGATCGCGCCCTTGACCACGCTCAGGTACTTCGTGAGGTCGGCCAGGATCACGTCGCCTTCGGTGCCCAAGGTGGCGCAGGCTTCGGTGACGATGATCGGGCGGCCCAGCAGCGAGCCGTAAGCGCTGCCGTTCTGCAACTGTCCCGGACCCATGTAAAGGGCGCCAGCGCCGGCCACGGTGGTAGTGCCGTCAGTGACCGGGAAGCCCATTTGCATGACCTGCGGCAGCACGTCCTGGTTGATCAGCCACACCGCGCGACCGAAGCTCGCGGCCGGCATGCGCGCCATCATGGCCACGGCGTTCTTGGCGTGGAAGGTGGCGGCAACCTGGTTGGTGATCTTCGCCACGCTCACCTTGCAGGCCGCGTTCATGATGCCCAGCGGCTGGCCCACGCCAGTGCCGTTCACGATGGCGTCGGTCACCTTGAAGGCCAGCTTCTCGCCGGCCTTGCTGGTGACGTAGCTGCTCATGGCCGGCGCGTCGCTGAGCAGTTCCTCGGTCACGGGCACCAGCGCAGTCAGCCTGTTCAGCTTCAGCGTCAAGTCCTTGAGGTTGGGCTTGCTCTGCGTCATGGTCGACGCCTCGGTGTCCCAGTACGTCAGGATGCCGCCGGTGGTCTGCCAGGCCGTGGTCTCGTCGATGGGGAAGGTGATGCTGTTCCCGCTGACGGTCTGCTGATCGGTGCGCGACAGCAGCGATTCCTCGCCGTCGACCATGCGCATGATCTCGCTGCGCCACTCGGGCGGCACAGCGAAACCACCGTCGGCGCCGGCGGATTCGGAACCGTAGGTGCTGGCCGCGGCGTTCTGGATCAGGCGCTGGTCCATGTTCGACGGGTTGACCGCCGCGGTGCGCACCGCCTGCGCGAACTCGCCCATGTTCTGGAATCCCCAGCGGGCCCGCTGCTCGACGGTGCTCAGCACGGTGTTGCGCAGGCCGTCGCGCGGGGCTGCGGGCTGCGGCGTGCCAGGCACGGCCTGGGCCTGGATCGGCGCGGGCGGGACCACGCGCGGCTGCGGCTGCGAGAGCCGCTCTTCCTGCGCCTGGATGCGCTGGCGGCGAGCGATGTCGGCCTCGACCACGTCGAATTCGACCATCACCTTGTCCAGCTCGGTCTGCTCTTCGACGCGCAGGTCGCGCTTCTCGGAGTCGGCCTTGGCCTGGATGCCCTTGGCGATTTCATGCAGCTCGTTGAGCCGCGCCTTCAGTTTCTCGATCTCGTTCACGATCGTTTCCTTCTGCGTGGTGCCCGCGGCTTAGGCGAGCGGATGTCGACGAGGATTCGTCGATTCGTGTGCCTGCGTGCAGGCGAAAAAAAGCCCGCTCGGTGCGGGCTGTGTCTTGTGCTGTGGCATGTCAGTTGATGGCGCGCAGCCTGTCGGCCATCTGCTGGATACGCACGGATGCGATGTCGAGGCTGGCCGGCGGCGGCACGGCGCGCGGCTTGCGCAGCGCGGCCGGCACATGGCGGAAGTGGGCCAGCATCTCGAAAGACGCGGCGACCTTCTGCTCTTGCGTGATGCCGTCGGCGAATCCGTGCTGCACGGCCGATTCGGCGGTAAACCACGTTTCGTCTTCCATCCACGTCTCCAGCGTGGCGCGGATTTGCCCGGTGCGCGCCGCGTAGGTGTCCGCGAGGTTGCCCTTCACCTGGTTGAGCAGCGCTGCCACACGCTGCATCTCGGTGGAGTCGCCGATCGCCATGCCCTGCGGGTTGTGGATCATCATCATGGCGTTGCCGGCCATGCGGATCTCGTCGCCGGCCATGGCGATGATGCTGGCGATGCTGGCGGCCAGTCCGTCCACATCGACCACCACGCGGGCCGGGTGCTGCTTGAGCTGGTTGTAGATGGCCAGCCCGTCGAACACGTCGCCGCCGGGGCTATTGATCCGCAGGTTGATGGTGTTGACCTTGCCCATGGCGGTCAACTCCTTCTGGAAGGCTTTGGCGCTGATGCCGTCACCCCAGAATGACTCGCCGATCTGGTCATAGAGCCAGATCTCGCCCGTGGTGCCTCGGGCCTTGAATTCAGTGGTCATGGCAGTTTCCAGTCAACGGCGTGGATCATGTCTTCCGGCTTGGCCTCGCGCGTGTGCACCACGCCCGGATCGGCCGTCGGGATCAGGCCGCCGAGCGAGACCGGCCAGCCGGCGCCACGGATGCGCAGCTGGATGACGCCGAGGTGATCCTCGGTGCAGATGCCTTCGATGAAGGCGCCCTTCGGCAGTTGCAGCAGGTCGGCCAGCACTTCGGGCTGCACGCGAAGGATGGCCATGCGGCTCTCGTCGATCTTGGTCATGCTTGGTTTCTCCAAAAATCCAGCCCTTCGCGTCGGATGACGCTGCCACGCACGTCATCTGATAGGTCGGGCTCGTCGCCTTCGCCGTCCTCGTCCTCGGGCCACGCCTCTGCGGCGGGCTCTGGCAGTGGCTCGGCCACCAGGCGCTCAAGCGTGGTCTGATTGAGCTGTACAAGGTGTTCGTCGCCGGCAGCGCCGATGCCGTTCATCTCTTCCAGCTCGCGCACCTCGTTGATGCTCATGGCGCCTATCTGCGTCATGGTGCGATAGAAGTCGGCGCGGCTCTTGGCATCGCCACGCATCAGCGCATTGACGGCCATCTTGGTGTAGACCGTGCCCACGGCGCGGGCGCCGAAGAGCTTCACGTTCACTTCCTGCTCCAAGCGCGTGACCCACGGAACCAGGGTGTCCGTCACGAACTCGATGGACTGGTGCTCGATGTTGTTGTTCGTGCTGCGCTCCAGGTCCGCGATCTTGTGCGGCGGCACGCGGAACCAGCGCGCGACTTCGGTGACGCTGAACTTGCGGCTCTCGATGAACTGCGCATCGGTCATTGGCATGCCGATATTCGTGTACTTCATGCCGTTGGCGACCACGCGCACCTTGAACGCCTTGTCGGGGCCACGATGGGCGCCGTTCAGGTAGTTCTCCATGTCCGAGATCTGATCGGGCTTCATGGTGGCCGGCACCTCGACCATGCCGCCAAACGTGGTGCCGTTGGCGTAGAAGCTCTGCCCGAACGTGTCCTGCGCGATGCCCAGTCCGATGGAGCGCGCGGCCATGCGCACGGGCGAATAGCCGACCAGGCCGTCGAATCCAAGTCCATGCAGATGCAGCATGTCCGAGGCTTGCAGCGTGTAGGTGTTGCCGGCAGCGTCGGCCACTTCGTACACCAGCGTGCCGGCGTCGGTGCGCTTGGGCGTCACGCGGTCGGGCGTGATGGGCCACAGTGCCGACACGCGACCGCTCATGTCGCGGTGAATCTCGGCGTAGCCGTTGCCCCAGGTGAGCGCGTGCGCCAGGATCTGCTCGCGGAACGCGAAGGCGGTCTGCTCCGTGTTGGGCTGGTTGTTCAGCAGCCAGTGCACGACGTGCGTTCCAACGGGCTCGCGGCCGGTGTCCGTCTTGCGGTAGACGTGCCACGGCAGCGCGGCCACCGACTCCGCGATGACGCGCACGCACGCCCACACGGCAGCGTTGGTCAGGGCGGTGTCTTCCGAGACCGTTACGCCGGCTTGGCGAAGCGGCACGTAGACACGCTGCTCGCCCGGCTGGCGCGTGAACATGGCGCGGATGCGGTCGAGCAGGGTCATGCGGTGGCCTCTGGCGCCGGCCGGTTTGCGCCGGACAGGAATTGCAGGTAGGCGCCCATGCCGTCGTCTTGCGTTCCGGCCATGGCCCGGCCGTAGGCCATGATGGCGGCCAGGATGGCGTCGATTCGGCCGCTAGCCTTGGCTTTGCTCAGCTTGCGGTTGCCGGCGTCGTCTTGCACGATGACGGCGTTGGCGGCGCACCAGGTCAGCACCGGATTGGCGTTGTGCTGCACCTGGCCGGCCAGCAGCGCGGTCTCGAATGCTTCGATGGCCACCGTCATGTCACGGTAGCCCTGGCCGAATTCAACCAGCTCTGGCAGCTGCACGCCAGCGGTGTCGGCCATGCTGCGCAGGTCTTCGATGCGCCAGCGGTCAAATGCGACGCACTGGATCTCGAAGTCTTGCGCCAGGGCTTGCAGGCGCTGCACGACGTGCAGGCGGTTGATGGCTCGGCCTGGCGTGGTGAGCAAGTGGCCGTCGCGCACCCACTGGGTATAGGGCACCTTGTCGTCTTTTTCGCGCTGCGCCAGGTCTTGGTCTGGAATCCACGACCACGAAAGCATGCGCCACGGCTCGCCTGGCGCGGCGGGCTCAACGGCCAATGCCAGCGAGGTGAGGTCGGTTGTGCTGGAAAGGTCAAGCCCGGCCCAGGCGCGGCGGCCGTGCAACTGCTGCGCGGTGTAGGTGGCAGCGGCCGGCAGCCAGATCTGCGGGCTGAGCCACGGGCTGTGAGCCTGCGTCCACTCGCAGAAGTTCAGCCGCCTCACGATTGCCTGCTTGCTGGGCAAGTTGCGCGCCTCGAGCACCTGCTGGCGCAGGTATTCGGTACCGGGCAGGTTGGCCTCCTGCAGGCTGGGGTTGGCCTTGAGCCAGCAGGTCTCGTCCGTGAACGGGTCGTCGCCCTGGTCGAGCGAGCAGACGAAGCTAAAGAAGCTGTCGTCGTTCACCGTGCCAGCAGCCACCTGGGTGGCGTAGTCGTGATACTGACCGCACGGGCTGAGCGCGTCGTGTCCGCTGTTCGTGATGGCAAATAGCAGCGGCTGGCGACGGCTCTTGAAACCGGCGCGCAGCATTTCTATGACGTGGTTGGTAGGGTGCTCGTGCAGCTCGTCGACCAGCGCGATGTGCGGGCGTGGGCCGCTTTGCCCCTGGTCTGCGGCGATGGGGCGGAAGAAGCTGCCGGTGGCCAGGTAGGCAAGGTTCCAGGTCTTTTCGCCCACGCCGCTGGGGTTCAGGCGCTTGAGCAGCTCTGGGCTTTGCTGGTACATGGCCACGGCGTCGCGGAACAGGATCATGGCCTGGTCGCGCTTGGTGGCAGCGGCATAGACCTCGGCGCGGCTTTCGCCGTCGGCCGTGAGGCCCATAAGGCCGACCCCTGCGGCAAGCGGGCTCTTGCCGCTGCCCTTGCCGGTTTCGACGTAGGCCACGCGGAAGCGGCGGGTGCCGTCCAGGCGCAGCCAGCCGCAGATGCTGCCGATGATGAAAGCCTGCCAGCCGAGCAGCTTGAACGGCAGCCCTTCGTACTGTCCGCCGTTGAGGTGCAGCACCTCCTCGAAGAAGGCAATGCCGTGGCGCGCGGCAGCGTGGCTGAACTTGAGACCGCGCTTCGGTGCAGTCTTGAGGTCTTGCAGGTGACGTGCAGCTGCAGCCCTGACGTGTGGACCTGCAGCCACCTTGCCGGCAACGACGGCGCGTGACCAGGCACAGACGCGGGACTCGCTGCGGGAGCGAGCAGGCGCGGCCTTGGCTGCAGGCGCGCGGCGGGCGCGCGGTTCAGCGCTTGAAGAAGCGGTCTGCACCTGCATTGGCTTCGTCGAAGAGGTCCGCCTGCGGCTGGATCATCAGCCGCGAGCGCGAGGCCGGGTCCATGCCGAACTTGCCCATGAAGCCCTCGGCTCGTTTGCTGGCCATCTGCGCGGCCACCATCCACTGGCTGATCATTTCCGAGCCCTTGGCGCTGTGCACCACGAACTCGTCGCCGCGCACGGTACGCGCGTGGCGGTAGTCGGCCACGGAGTCGCACAGCATCTCGAGCGCGATCACGTCCAGCTCTGTCAGCACCTGCACGCGGCGCAGCATGGGCGCCACCTCGCGCCACACGGCCGCCGACGCTTCGCTCAGCCTGGCCGGCGGCTCGAGGTCGTTCAGCAGCATCGGCTCTGGCTCGGCGCCGTTGATCGACCGCTTGCCAGGGTTGCCAGCCACCAGCTTCAGCGACGACGGCTTTGGAGGTCTTCCCCTCACGAAGCCCCCCCCATCGAATTACGCGGCTTTGCCAGCGAAGGTTCGAGATCGGTCC